CCGCTACGCGGCCGCCCCGTCCCGCGCGCGACCTCGCCGCCAGCGGCCGGAGGCCTCGCCGGACCGGCCAGCTGCTCGCCGTCGTGAGACAGCGGCCGCCCGGACCCTGGCCGGCGACGAGCTCCACGCCTGCTGGGTGGGTGACGGCCGGCCGTCAGGTGGCCCCGCCCCCCCTATCAGCCCGCTCGAGAGCCCCCCCAACAGTCCCCAGACGGGGGTGGGGGGTGCCCCCCCCTACCGGCCACCCCCCCGGGGGCATCCCCACCCTCCCACGCTGTCGCAAGGGCTACCTGGGCCCCTTTGGGTCCTCTCCGGTGCCGGAGCATGAGGGGCATGTGGGCCCCTCGTTGGTCTGGGGGTCGTAGGCTTCGCCGGAGCCGTTGCAGTAGGGGCAGGGCCGGAGGATGACGGGGAACTTGGAGCGGTCCTCGTGGGGGTCGGGGTCTGGGTAGCAGATCTGGGTGGCGACCTCTGGGGTCATGCCCGACTCGAGGAGGCGTTTGAAGGAGTGCTCGCGGAGCTCGGCGAGCTTGGCGTGGAGGGCCTCGGCGAAGGCGCGGGGTGGCTTTCGGGGGCGTTTCATGTGGGCCTCGGCATTCCGAGCCGGAGTCCGTGGCGGCGGAGGGCCTGGCGGAAGGTTTTGAGCTTCATCTTGCCGCGGTCTCCGGTCTCGGAGGCGCGGGTCCCGGAGACGAAGTGGACCCAGCCTTTCTCGATGAAGTCGATGCGGAGCCAGTGTCCGTTGGCGTTGGAGTAGGTGAGGCCTTCGCGGATGGTGGTCACAGGTAGAGGTCCGGGTCCCAGTCGTCGGGCTCGCGGCATGGCTGGGGCCTGGGCCCGAGCGCGGTTCCGTCGAGCTCGGCTCCGCACTCGGAGCAGGCCCAGGTTCCGGTGTCGGCGTAGTCGAGGGTTGTTCCGGTGTCGGCGTAGTCGAGGGTTCGCGCCTTGCCGGTGACGCTGCAGGCGAACTGGCCCTTGGGCAGGTTGACGCGGGCGGGCCGGTAGAGGGCCTTGAGGGCCTCGGTCATGGACTGGAGGGTGAGCTTGGAGTCGTCGAGCCAGCGGTCTTTGGTCACGGGCCGAGGTGGTGGAAGAGGGGGTGGGGTTTGCTGGTCGTGGCGCCGGCGGCGCTGGCGAGCTCTTCGTACGTGGCGCGTAGGAGGACCGTGAGCCCGTGGTGGCCGTGCTTCCAGCGCCTCTGGTAGACGGCGAAGACCTCGCCGTCGATGCGTTTGTTGACGGTGAGGGTGTCGGCGGGCCCGACCATGTGTGGGGGGTGTCCGGGGGGGTTGGACTTGAAGGGGGTGCAGCCCGGCACGGGCTCGAGGACGAGTCTCACCTCGAGGGCGTCGGCGTCGTGGACCTCTCGGAAGAAGATCTGCGGGATCCGGCCGTGGAAGCGGTGGCCGTTGTACTCGATCCAGTCGGCGGTGACCGCGTCGAGGTAGCGCATGAAGTCTTCGTGCGAGATTGCCACTGCCGGGTTCGTCCTCCGAGAGACCGATGGCCCCCTAACCCCCAAAAGGGTTGTTTTTGCACCGGAGGGCGTCTCTCGGCTTCCCCTGCGGCGATGTGTCCACGTGGCCGTGGAACCGAGGCGGGAAGGTAGCCCTTGACCCGAGCGGACGCACCTCGCTGGACAGTCACCCAGCAGAGCAAGGCCACACGGCGAGCTTCTTGGCGCTGCGCAGCGTGTGGCGTGCACACATGCTCCTGGTGTACCTCCGAGGAGCTCGTCAGGTCAAGCCGGTTACTTCGGGAAGCGCCGGCGACGCTCGTCCTCGCGCCTGGCGGCCACGTCCTCGGACTTGCGTTCCCTGTCGCGCAGCGTCTCTGGTCGAGGCGCTTGCTGTTTGGGGCGGCCGCCCTTTTTCTGCGAGACGCTCGGCGGCGACGCGGGCAGGCCCCGGTAGGAGCGCTTCGCCTCCGTGAAGCGGTCCCAGTTACCGGCCTGCCGCCGGTCCTGCGCGACGATGCCTGGGCGATCGAGGGCCTCGATGAGCCGCCGGGGCCGAGCCCGCTTCCCGCGGCGTTTGGGTGCGCCGGGCACCCCGATGTCCTTCAGCCGCGCGGAGGTGTGCCGGGGGCGCTCGGGCCAACGATCTGCCATGGCCGGACACTATCATGCGGGGCCGGTTGACGTCGAGGTGACGCGGGGGCACATTTGGGGCGAGCACCTCGAGCCGTGGGTCGTGGCAACCTCCCCCGGATTTCGAGCATAGGACCCCGTTGCCCGACGGGGGCTCGCAACGGGACGTCGGCCCTCCAGCGTGCACACATCAGGCGGGGGGGTCGATGCCTATGGTGAGATGGGGTATGGTCCGACCATGAGCTGCACGTGCGGATCCCCCGTCTGCTTCAGCTGCGCGAAGATCGCTCGGCTCGAGCAGGAGAACGAGGCCCTCAGGGCGGAGCTCGCGAAGGCGAAGGCGTACACGCCGCCCGCCCCCGAGCCCGCCGAGCCGAAGCCGGCGAAGAAGAAGACGGCGAAGAAGCCGAAGAAGGAGACTCCCAGTGCCTGATCCCGCGAACAACAAGAAGAAGCGCCGGCGGCGCCTCCAGGATGCGCTGATGCGTCGGACGTTCGAGGGATCCGGCCGCCAGGTGAGCGAGCAGGAACGTCGCCGCGTGCTGGCCGCCCAGGAGCGCAGGCGCCGGGGCCGCTGATGGCTGACACCCGGCGGCCGAAGCGGGCGACCCCCGAGCAGCTGCAGATCCGGCGCGACCTGCGGTCGAGCTCGGACGCTGGGGCGCCGCCGCGTCGCCGGCGCAACCGTCTGATCGATGCGCTGTCGGGCGGCCGCGGGTCGATCACGCCCGAGGACGCCGCCCAACTGCGCGGCAACCGCCGCAACCGGAGAGGGATCTGATGCCGAAGGCCCCTGGTCGATACGGTGTGCCGTCGAGGTGGAAGACCGCGGGGACGGTGCAGGGCAGGAAGTGGAGCGTGGAGAAGGAGGAGCGCGCCGTCCGCACGCGGCTGCCGAGCGGGCCGGTGCCGCAGCGCGTGCTGGCGCGAAGGTCGCGCCCCGGCGACTACGACGATCGCGGCCCCCGGGTGGTCGCGGCGACCCCGGGGCCGAGTCCTGCTGCGGCGCGGGAGGCTGAGCGCTCGCGCACCATGGCCAGGCCAACCACCGAGGAGCCGCTCACCCGGCACGACCGGCGCATGGTCGAGGCCCAGTCGCGGCCCAGCCGGGATCGGCGGCTCTCCGATGCGCTGCCGGGCAAGCGGCGGCGCGGGAGGGGCGGCTGATGGCCAAAAAGGCCGCTGAAAAGGCGCGGCGAGCGTTCAAGGCGCGCAAACGGGCCGAGGAAACGCGCCTCAAGGCGCTCGCGAAGCGGATCTCGAAGGCGCTGGACGGAAGCTCGAGGTCGCTCGCCGAGGCAGCGGGCTTGAAGCGCTCGCGGAGGTGAGGTACGTCGTTCGGGGGGCGACGCGGCCCACGGATCCAGTTCCCCCCTTCGGAGAAGAGAGCCAGCGTCGCTCCCACCAATAATCATGCTGAAAGCCTTCGGAAACCGAGTCCTCGTCGAGCCGATCCCCGAGCCAGAGGCTACTCCGGGGGGGATCATCAAGCCCCAGACCGCCAGGGCGCGCCATCAGACGATGGAGGGCTTCGTGCGGTCGGTGGGGCGCGGTTACGAGACCCAGAAGGGCGTGATCGTGCCTCCAGACCTCGCCGAGGGCCAAAAAGTGCTCTTCAAGCGCACCTACGGCGAGATTTGCTGGGAGAACGACGGAACCGAGCTCCGAAACCTCGCCCTCGAGGACATCGTCGCCGTTGTGGTGGACTGAGGGCCCCGATCGGCCTATAGTGGGGGCGCTATAGTCCTCTCAAGCCGACGAGGTGTCCTATGAAGTCGAAGTTCTACGCGGCGGTGGTGGTCACGGCCATCGTAGCTCCCATGTTCGCAGTGGTGGCGCTCCTCGCGGTCGCCGCCGCGCTGCTGTTCGGCGGTGCCCGATGACGGTCGTGGTCTACAACGGCGTGTGCTCCTGGTGCGGTGGCCCGGCCTATCACGGGTTCACGTCGCAGGAGTGCGAGCGCTGCGGACACGACGGCGAGCGATTCCGCCCGTTCGAGGCGGATCTCGTGGTCGAGGCCTGCATGAGCTCGGACTACCCCGAGCCGTTCTTCCTCGCGAAGCACCCCGAGCACGGCGAGGCCACGGGGCCCACGCGCGAGCACGCCATCGCCGCGCTTCGGGCGCGTCCGCGGCCCGCGGCCAAGAAGTACGTGGAGGTCGACGGCGGCCCGACGGGCAAGATGTACCTGTCGCACGACGCGTTCTCGGGCAAGCTGTACCTGTCGCACGACGCGTTCTCGGGCAAGACCGAGGTCAACGGCAAGGCGGTGGAGCCGTCCCCCGTGGTTCTGCGGTCTCCGTGGGGCAACTTCGAGCTCAGGCCCGACCCGCTCGTGGCGCCTGGCATGGCCTACGTGCTCCAGGAGCTTCAGCAGGACGTGTTCGAGATCGATCGCCTGGTGCAGGAGCAGCGGCGCCGGGTCCGTGAGGACAACCCCTATCGCCTGTCGCTTGGCCGCGCCGGTGACCTGATCGATGCGCCGCCGGCTCTCGTCCACCCGGCCGACTACGTCTCCCTCATGGAGGCTGTCGCCGGGGGCGGGGAGGAGTGACGTGGGGGTCGTGGTCCATCCGTGGAACCCGGAGGACCACACCCCCTTCGTCTTCCGATCGTGGATGAAGTCGTACGCGAAGGGCCGCGCCGGCCCCTTCCGGCGCGTTGATCGGCGTCGCCTCTACCCGGCGCACCGGCAGGTCGTCGAAGCGCTGGTCGAGCGCTCCACGGTGCTCGTGTGCAACTTCGCCGACGTGCCACAGGAGCAACTCGGGTTCGTCGTGTTCGAGCCCGAGGTCCTTCACTACGTCTACGTGAAGCGCGACCACCGGCGGTGCTCCGTCGGCACGGCCCTCGTGCGCGAAGCGCACCGTCGCGTCGGGCTGCGGTGGGCGAGCCACGACACGTGGCAGTGGCGCCGGTTGAACGAGCAGCTGCAGCCGCAGCTCGAGTACTCCCCAGGGCACGCCTTCTACCCGCCGGTGGCGCAGTGCGGCTGAGGTCTGTGCAGACGACGGCCCCGGTACAGGGGGTGCGGGTTATCGGGACGCGCTTCTCTGCGACCCAGTACACCTTTGGTCACGAGCCGCCCTGGGTCCTGATCACGAACAACAACTACCCCGACGAACCCGTTCGCGTGCACGAGTCGTCGTGCATCTTCCACTACGTAGCTCCCGCTAAGCCGCCGGCCGGGAAGGCGAAGAAGAAGAGGTGAGCGACAAGCATCCGCTGGCCGAGATGGGCAGCGAGATGGACGTGGACCTCGCGCGCCGCGTGCTGCGCGAGATCGCGCATCGCGCCGAGCTCCGCGAGCCGCAGTACATCAAGGACTGCTTCGACCTGCAGCGCCGGTTCCTCGACAGCCCCTGCAGGTTCAAGTGCGCCATCTGCGGGCGCCGGTCGGGCAAGACCGAGATGGTCAAGCGGGGGCTCGCCTGGCGGATGGGGATGTTCCCCGAGACGGTGCACGTCTACATCGGCGTGACGCGCGAGAGCGCGAAGCGCCTGCTCTGGCAGCCGCTGCGGCGATTCGCGCGGCAGTACAAGTTGCCGCTGACCTTCAACAAGGTCGAGCTGACCGTCTACCACCAGAACGGGAGCGAGCTCTGGATCCTCGGCGCCGACAAAGAAGAGGACATGGAGAAGCTCCGCGGCCCTGCGTACAAGACGGTCGCGATCGACGAGGCCGCGTCGTACCGCTCCCACCTCGAGCAGCTCGTGTTCGATGTCATCGAACCGGCGCTCGGCGACCACCGCGGCCACCTGTGGCTCACAGGGACGCCGGGGCGCGCGTGTGCGGGTCTCTTCTACAACGCGTCGACGCACGCGCCTGGCTACGAGGACTTCCGCGTCTTCAACTGGAACGTCACGCAGAACCCGTTCTTCGAGGACCCGGTGGGGTGGCTCGCCGACACACGGAAGCGGCGAGGGTTCAGCGAGAACCACCCGGGCTACCGCCGCGAGTACCTCGGCGAATGGGTGAAGGACGAGAGCGCACTCGTGTACCGGTTCGACGCCGAGCGCAACCTTGTCGACGAGCTGCCCGAGCTGCCAGAGGGCGAGCGGTACCACAGGGTGCTCGCGATCGACTTCGGCGTCGTCGACCCCACGGCGTTCGTCGTGCTCGCGTACTCAGACCACAATCCGACGGTCTACATCGAGGAGGCGTACGAGCGCGCGGACATGAGCCCCTCCGACGCCGCCGAGCACGTCCGGCTGCTCCAGTCGCGCTACACCCCGCCCAAGGGCTTCGCCGAGGACGCGTTCGAGACCCTGATCGGCGACACGGGGGGCATGGGCAAGGCGTTCGCGAAGGAGTTCGAGCAACGGCACAACCTGTTCATCCGGCCCGCCGAGAAGCGCGAGAAGCTCGCGTACATCGACAACATGAACGGCGATTTGCTCAGCGGCCGCCTGCGGCTCGTGAAGGAGGGCACCGCCCCCCTGAGGAAGCAGCTGGAGCAGCTGGTCTGGATGACCTTGAAAAACGGGAAGAATCGCGACAAGTATGACGAGCGGCTGCAGGACGACCACTGCACCGACGCCGCGCTCTACGGGTGGCGAGAGTGTCGAGGGTACCGAGCGGAGGATCGTGTGCACCAACCAGAAAAGGGCTCCGAGGAGTGGTGGCAGCGCTTCGAGCGCGAGCTCGAGGAGGCCGAGTGCCGCGAGGAGGAGGAGCGCCGCGGCGGCGCCTGGTGGGAGCGCATCGCATGACCTCCGAGTTCAGGGAGGCCCTCGAGTTCACCCTGAAGATGAAGGAGCTCGGCGTGGAGAGCTTCGAGTACGGGTCTCTGCGCGTGACGTTTCGGGGGGAGGCGTTCGACTGGGCCACGGTGGGGGACGCCCCCGGGGCCGCGATCCCCGCGGGTCTGACCGAAGACCAGCTCGAGGGGTACACTGAGGAAGCCAAGCTGGTGCTGAAGAACCACCTCCTCAAGCAGCGGGAGCACGACTGGTACCGTAGCAGCGAATGATCGACCACCCGCTCACCCACATGGATCTGAGGTGGTGGCGCATGAAGGACGAGCCCCACGGGGCCGTCTTCGGGGCTGTCCAGCGCATCGACGAGGACGAGGACAACCGGCGCGACCACATCCTGCACTACCTCCGGCTGTACGGAAACCGCAACCTCGTGGGGCTCGGCCCGAGCGACTACGCTCTGGACGGGACCATCCTCGTCCGGGACGCGGACCTGAAGTACAACCTGTGCAAGTCCGTCGTCGACACCGCGGTGTCGCGCATCGGCAAGAACAAGCCGAAGGCGACGTTCCTCACGAACGCCGGCAACTTCTCGCTGCAGACGCAGGCGCGTCGGCTCGAGAAGTATGTGGAGGGCTCGTTCTACGAGACGGACATCTACGCGAAGGGCCGCGCCGCCTTCCGCGACGGCGCCATCATCGGGACAGGACTGCTCAAGTTCTTCCCGAGGGAAACGACGCACGGCTGGAAGGTGTGGAACGAGCGCGTGTTCCCGTGGGAGGTGTACGTCGACCGGCACGACGGCCGCTACGGCGAGCCGCGCCAGATGTACCACCTCAAGTACGTTGACCGCCGGGTGCTGCGGGAGACGTTCCCGAAGGATGCCCGGGGTCGCGCCGTCACCGAGGACAAGCTCAAGAGCGCGGCGAACGCGCTCGACGGGTCGCTCACGGCGACGCAGAACTGGGAGGGCGAGACGATCGCCGACGAGGTGCTCGTCGTCGAGGCGTGGCACCTGCCCTCGGGCCCAGGCGCAAAGGACGGCTGTCACGTCATCTGCACCGACAACTGCACCCTCTTCAAGGAGGAGTGGAACTGCGACTGGTTCCCGATCGTCGCGTACCACTGGACCCGGCCCGTCGTCGGCTTCTGGGGCACGGGCATCATCAAGGACATCCAGGGGATCCAGGTCGAGATCAACCGGCTGCTCGACAAGCTGCAGCGGGCCTACCACCTCTTCGCGAATCCGTGGATCGCGGTGCATCGCTCGTCGCGCGTCGTGAAGTCGCACATCACGAACGAGATGGGCCGGATCCTCGAGTACGAGGGCTCGGTCCCGCCGCAGGTCGTGACGCACAACCCGATCAGCCCGCAGCTGTTCCAGCACCTCGACCAGCTGAAGCGCGACGGCCACGACATCCCGGGCATCAGCCAGATGGCGGCGCAGAACAAGAAGCCGGCCGACCTCGAGTCCGGCGCGGCCCTTCGCGAGTGGAACGACATCGAGGACACCCGGCACGCCGATCCCGCCCTCGCCTACGAAGCGTTCTACATGCAGTGCGCCAAGGTGATCATCGGCATGAGCCGAATGATGGCCGAGCAGAACATCGAGCCGCAGGTCATGGCCACCTACCAGCGTCGCTCCCGCAAGTGGGTCGAGGTCATCAAGTGGAGCGAGGTCAACATCGACGAGGCCTCCTACGCGATGAAGATCTACCCGAGCTCGACGCTGCCCTCGACGCCCGCGGGCCGGACGGCAACGGTGCAGGAGTGGATGCGAGCGGGCCTCGTCACCCAGGAGGAGGCGCGCTACCTGCTCGACTTCCCGGACCTCGAGGCGCACCAGAGCTTCAAGCTCGCGTCCTTCGAGGTGGTGCTCGACGCGATCGAGGAGATGCTCGACCACGGACGTTTCGTCGCCCCCGAGCCTTTCCAGAACCTGCAGGACACGCTGCAACTCGTTCAGATGGCGTACTTGCGCGCGAAGCTCGACCGCGTGCCCGAGGCGCGGCTCGAGCTCATGCGCAGGTACCTCGTTGCGACGAAGCGCCTGCTCGACATCTCCGAGGGCCGGGTGCCCGCCACGCGAGGCCAGGCCCTCGCCCCGGCGATGCCCGCCCCCGGCGCCCTGGGGCCGACGCCGCTCCCGGGCCCCGCGGCTCCTGGGGCAGCGCCGTTGCCCCCTGGGCCTGAAGCTGCCGGACCTCCCGCGGCGCCTGGAGTCCTGTGATGACGGACGAAGCCAACGACACGACAGCCGAAGCAGCAGCAGAAGAGACGCCGGATCTGGAGCTGACCGACGACGGGGAGTTCCTCGACCACCACGCCATGCTCGCCGCGGCGGCCAAGGCGGCGGGCATGCCCGCCCCGAAGCCGGACCCTGCCACGGAGCCAGAGCCGGAGCCCGACGAGCCCGGGGAGGCCGATGCGGCCCCGCCCCAGGACGCGGGGGAGCCGCCACCGCCGGACGAGGAAGAGAAGGCCCCCGAGCTCGACGTGCGGCTCGCCACGGCCCACGAGGAGCTCGCCCGCAAGGAGAGCGCCTGGCGGACCGAGCGGCTGGAGATGAAGCAGCGACTGACCGACCTGGAGCGCCGACTCGAGCAGACCGTCGAGCCCAACAAGGACAACCCCCTCGAGACCTTCGCCAAGATCATGGGGGTCGACCCCTACCGCGCGGTGGAGATGCTCAACCACCAGGTCGCGACGGGGAAGGTCTCCAAGCCCGACCCCAACGAGGCCCAGCAGCGCGAGCTTCAGGAGCTTCGCGATCGCATCAAGTCCTTCGAGGAATCGAGCGCCGCGGCGGCCCGCGAGGCCGAAGAAAACGAGCTGTACGGCGGGATCCTCGACATGATCGGGAGCATGGACGGGGACGACCCGGCCTACCCGACGATCCGCGCCGTGGGCGCCGAAGCGGCGGCCCAGATTGCATTCGACGAGATCGTTCGGCAATATGATGCCAGTGGCGGTGAGGACGTTCCGCAGGCCGCGGACATCCTCAACAGGCTGGAAGCCACGTACCGAGCGGACCTCAAGCGGGTGGTCAACGACCCGACCATGCGGAGGCTCCTCGAGCTCGCCGCAGAGCAGCAGCCAACCCCGACCCCCGAAGCTGGCAGGGGAGAACAACCCCCCACCAAGACACTTCAGAACACCCACGAGACCCAGACGTCGCACGCCGAGCCAGAGGAAGAGTACTGGCAGGACGAGGACGAGATGATGCGTCGTGCGATCCGGGCTGCGTCGAAGGGGTGAGACCAGCACACGAGGGCTAGGCCATGGCAGACATCACTGTCGCGTCGTTCACGAACGCGCTCAAGGTGATCTATCCGCAGAAGCGGGTCGAGAGCCTGTTCTACTCGCAGCATCCGTTCGCCGCGATGCTCAACAAGAAGGACGACTTCTACGGCGTGAACGACGCCCTGAAGATCACCGTCCAGTACGGCGTGCCGTCCGGCGGCCGCGCCGTCGCCTTCGCAACCGCGCAGGCCAACCGGTCGGCCGGGAACGAGGTGCGCTTCGCGCTCACCCGGCAGAGCGACTACCAGGTCGCGCGGCTCGAGAACGAGGTGATCGACGCGGCGTCCCGAGACATCGGCACGCTGATCGAGGTCCTCAAGAACAAGATGGACGGCGCCATGAAGAACCTCTCGCGGCAGTACGCCGCGATGCTCTTCGGCAACGGTGGCGGGGCGCGCGGCCAGGTCGCGAGCTTCGAGACGGACGCCGTCGCGAACGACACCGTCGTGCTGACCAACCCCGACGACGTCGTGTTCTTCGAGAGGGACATGACGATGTACGGCGACACGAACGACGGGACGGGGGCGAGCGGGTCGCGATCCACCGATGCCTTCGTGATCAAGGTGAATCGGTCAACCGGGCGGGTCACGTTCAGCGCCACCATGGGCGGATCCGGGGTCGACCTCACCGGCATCGGGTGGGCCGCGAACGACTACATCTTCCAAGACGGGGACTTCGGGGCGGTCATCACGGGCCTTCAGGGCTGGATCCCGGTCAGCGCCCCGACGGCCACCGCGTTCTTCGGCGTCGATCGCACCGTCGACACCGACCGCCTCGGCGGCGTTCGGTACGACGGGACGAGCGACCCGATCGAGGAGGCGGTCAAGAAGCTCGCCGTGCGGCTCGTCCGCAACGGGGGCCGGCCCGGGATCATGTTCCTGAACCCGATCGACTTCAACACGCTCGAGCTGTCGCTGTCGACGCGGGTTCGCTACGACAACGTGAAGGCGCCGACGAGGGCCCGGATCGGGTTCACGGGAATCGTCATCACCACCGCCGCGGGCGAGGTTCGCTGCATCGCAGACCTCAACTGCCCGCGGGGCTACGCCTGGATGCTCCAGATGGACACGTGGACCTTCCACTGCCTGAAGGGCGTCCCCCACCAGATCATGGTCAACGGCGGCAAGCTGATGACCATCGAAGCGTCGGACGACGTCGAGTTCCGGCAGGTGTACCGAGGCAACCTCGGCAACACTGCCCCGGGCTACAACGGCGTGGTCCAGCTGGCGACCTGAGGACACCATGGCAGAGACCCTCTCAGATCTGATGGCGGTCGGCCGGGGCCTCGCGGTCCTCGGCGGCACCGCCGTGACCGACGGGAGCGGCAACGTCTCCTCCGTGGGCAAGGGGTCGGGCATCCAGAACGTCGAGCACGCGTCTGGGCTCTACACCGTCACCCTCGACTGCCACGTGAACCAGGTGCTGTTCGCCGAGGCGGTCATCATGCTCGACACCGACGGGTCCGCGCTCACCATGCAGGTGGACGCGGTCACGACGGGCAAGGCGGGCACCGCGCAGGTCGTCTTCAACGCGGTGACCATGTCGACGGGGGCCGTGGCGACCGGCGGGGTGGTCTCGGCCACCCTCGGGTTCCTCATCCTCGTCTCGAAGAGCTCGGTGCCTGGCGGAGGGCTCACGTAGGAGGTAGCCGGTGGCGAATCTCGAGGTCCACGGTGCGCGGAGTCGCACGCTGCTCCAGCTTCGCGACGAGGTGCGGCAGCGCTCCGACACGGAGAACGACCCGCACATCGTGGACGACGAGATCACCCGCTGGATCAACCAGTCCGCCGCGCGTTGGTACGGCAAGCTCGTGCGAGCGCGCGGCGAGGGCTACTTCCTAAAGCGTGTCCCCGCCGTTACGGCGCTGGGCCAGAACACCGTCGCGGTACCCGCCGACTTCTTCAAGCTGAAGGGCATCCAGTGGGATCGCGGCGGTGGCAACCTCACGCGGATCAACCGCCTCGAGCTGCAGGAGTTCCTGCGGCAGAGCACCGACACGCAGACGTGGGGCGAGGGCGACATCGGCGTGATGGTCGAGGGGCTGAAGTTCAGGTTCCACCCGACGCCCAACGCGCTCTACAACCTGCTGATCTGGTACCTGCCCACGGCCCCCGAGCTCGTCGACGACGACGACACCTTCGACGGCGTCAACGGGTGGGAGGACTGGGTGGTGCTCGACGCGGCCATCAAGGCGATGACGAAGCAGCGGCGCGACGCCTCGGGCCTGCGGATGGAGCGGGCGGCCATCGAGGCCGACCTCGAGACCCTCGCCGGCGAGATCGACGAGGGTCAGCCGGGCAAGGTCGTCGACGTGGAGTACGTCGCGGCTCGCGAGCTCTTCCCCGAATACTGGAGGCCCTGAGGTGGGCGACGAGAAGGACAAGCCCGCCGGCCTCCGGCGGGTGCCCGTGCCCGAGCCCCTCGGCGGGTTCGGGATCATGGGAGGGGGCGGGGGCATGCTTGGCTCCATGATGTCGGGCATGGCCGACGCGTTGCGAGCGCAGCAGGAGTCCACGGCGCAGGCGGTCGACTCGGCCCGCAAGAGCCCCCTCGCCGGCGGCAACGAGGTGACGTTCGAGTTCACGGGCGCCGGCACGCTCGACGTCGCGCACAAGCTCGGCCGCAAGTGGACGCGGTGGATCGTGGTCTCGAAGAGCGCGACGGGTGACGTGTGGGAGCCGGCGCAGACCGACGCGACGAAGCTGCTGTCGCTCGAGGCCTCGGCGGCGATGACGATCAGGGTGGTGGTGAGCTGATGCCCTCCCGCGACGGCGCCCTCGACGAGATCCAGGCAGAGATCGCGTTCCACAAGGGCATGGACGTCGCCACGCACGAGTACCTCGTGCCCCAAGATCGGTTCGACCTCCTGCAGAACGTCGAGCAGGTCCGGCACGGGGCGCTGCGAAAGCGACAGGGGCGGGTGCTGCTGCCGACGGACGTGCACCGCTTCTACGACGAGAAGGACGACGAGGAGACCACGATCCCGGTCCCATCGTTCTCGGGCCCGATCGACAACGGCGAGGCCCTCATGGCGCACGGCGACGAGCTCCTGCTTTTCGACGGCGCCCACGCCTTCACGCGAATGAAGGCGCAGGACGAGTGGTCGTTCAGGAGCAACCACGCGCAGGTGCTCTGCAAGAGCTTCGACGTCGCCGCTGGCGACGAAACGGCGTCCATGGTGCAGGCGGCCTACACCAACGGCTACCGCATGGTCGCCTGGCAGAGCGGGACCGTCGGAGGTGTCCGGTACTCGGTCCAGGAGGTCGCGACAGGAGCCTACGTCGTCCCGATCAGCGACGTCGAGGGGATCTCGGCGGCCCTCACGGCGCTGCGGCTCCTGGCGGTCGGCAACAAGTTCGTGCTCTTGTGGACCGACGGCGCCGCGACCATTCGGTCGGTCACCCTCGACACCGTGACCATCGCCGACGGACAGCCTCACAGCGACCCCACGCTCAACCTCATTGCGGACGTGCGCACGTCCAACGGCTTCTTCGACGCCGTGCCGGGGAACCCCGGCACGTTCTATGTGGCATTCCCAGACAACACCTCCACGATCACCGTCAAGGAGTTCTCGCCCGGCTCCACGACGGCCACCCGCACGGTGACGTTCGGCACCGCGCCGAGCGAGGCGATCTCGATCTTCATCGACCCCGACGCGCCTGTGGCCACCGACGTGTTCGTGGCAGATGCCCACGACAACGCCACCAACGTCGTCATCAACCTCGCGGTTTACGACACGCTCCTGGGCACGGCTAAGAAGGCCCACGGGGTGGTGTACACGGAGACGGGGGCGACGGGGCGCGACGTCCCCCAGATCGTCGTAGGTCCCGGCGCGAGCACCGGCAGCGTGCTCATCATGTGGAACCTCGACAGCGCCACCCAGTGGTATGGCGACGGTCATGCGACCCGGGGCACCCAACCGTTGGACAGCCCCGCTCCGGTTGGGCAGCTCCAGAAGCTCGATGGCGTGCTGGTCGAGAACGCGAGCCCGTACACCATCACGCAGGAGTTCATGCCCATCTACAACGCGGCTCTCGTGAGCAAGCCGGTCAAGTACGTGACCGCCGGCGGCGACGGGAGTGTGCTGTTTGTGGTGGCGAATGACCCGCGGATCCAGGTCTTCGACGACGCCAACGACGACTACTACGACGACAACACGCTCGACGCGTGCTTCGGCCTGATGCGCTGGGAGCGCGTGGGCGAGGCCTCGAGCGCGTCGGGCCCGTTCCGGGAGACGTGGCCGGAAGTGTGCGGGGTGTGGCGGCCGGGCACCGCCGGCGGCCCGCGTGCGGTGTGGGGGTCGACGTACACGGGACGAAACGACATTGGCGCCCTGGTCGAGGACGAGACGACGGGCAACTGGATCTTCGGGATGGCGGTGGCCGCGCGCGTCGCGGCGCGCGTCGACCCTGACACCCGGGCACACGTATCCGACAACCGGCCGGCCATCGGAATGATCGACACCGCTTCGTACACGGAGCGGTACGCCAACACCGCCGCAGGGTCCGTGCGGCTCATCGGCGGCGGGATGGCCCATATTTACGATCGCCACAAGGTGACCGACCTCGGCTTCCTCTGGCGCCCGGTGATGGTCCCAGAGGCCCACCCCTTCGGTGCCGCCGTGGTGCACCTGTCGGGCGTGTACGAGTGGACGGACGCGGAGGGCCGGACGCACCAGTCAACACCGGCCGTGCCGTCGGCCGCAACGACCCGCGGCGCCATGAGCGCCTGTGCGTACACGTGGACGCCGCGTAAGGTGCGGCTCGCCCAGTACCAGCGGCACACCGACGGCGTGTACTACCGCGAGCCGTACGACGTCGGCGGCGCCGGCCGTCTCTACCCGGGCCTCGCCGCCGACCGTGATGTCGCCAGCGGGCTGGTGGCGATGTCGGTGATTAGCTACCCGTCCCCGATCAACGAGCACCAGCCGCTCTACACGACCGGATCCGTGCTGCCCAACGAGGCGGGGCCGTCGTTCATCGACGTGGCCGAGTGGGAGAACCGTGTCTGGGGCGTGAGCGCCGAGAAGCCTAACGAGCTCTGGTTCTCGAAGGAGCTCGTCGAGAACGAAGGCGTGGCCTTCAGCGCCTTCCTTCGGCAGCCCGTTGGCCAGGAGCACGAGCCCATCGTCGCGATCCAGCCGATGGACGCGTGGATGGTCGTGTTCAAGAAGAACCGCATCTACATGATCCAGGGGCAGCCTCCCAACGACCTCGGGCAGGGCTCGTCGCTGCGCGTGCAGGAGATCGCCACCGACGTCGGGTGCAAGAGCGCCAAGAGCGTGGTGCTCTCCCCCAAGGGCGTGTTCTTCCAGTCGCGCAAGGGGCTCTACCTGCTCGGCCGCGGCGCGCAGGTGCAGTACGTCGGCCACCCAGTCGACTCGTCGATCCTCGGCACCTATCTCGTGACCAGCGCTGTTCTCGTCCCAGAGTTCCGGTCGATCCGGTTCACGTTCGACGCCTACTCGACGATCGTCGTCTACAACTACCTCTACGACACCTGGCAGTACCACACCATCGCGATCAACCTCGCCGAGCCGGGGCCGGCGGTGATGTGGGACGACCCGATCGGCGGCAGCGCCGAGAGCACCTACGTGCTGCTCGCGCAGAACGGCAACGCCTACCACGACAGCGCCACCGCCTACGAGGACGACACGACCTTCTTCGCGATGCGCGTGCGCACGTCGTGGCTGCGCATGAAGTCGCTGCAGGGCTACGAGCGCTTCTGGAAGCTGCTCCTCCTGGGCCGCCGCCTGGGGCGCGCCGAGCTCCAGGCGACCCTCGAGCACGACCGGGACGGCGCGGTGGTGGACACGAAGACGTTCGAGTGGGAGCAGATCGACGCCACCCCCCCGATCGCGGCGGGCTCTGACCGCGTCCAGCTCGAGCTGCGCCCGTCGCGGCAGCGCTCGCAGGCGATCCGGTTGGACATCACCGACGTGACGATCAAGGACCTCAACCCGGACCCACCCGTCCTGAACACCGCAGGGATCGAGCTCGTCTCCCTGCGCGTTGTCGCTGGCATCGAGCCCGCCAGTGCGCGACTCTTGGCTACGGGCTCAGTGGCCGCAGACGGCTCGCAAAGGGAGTAGACCATGCCCATCCTACCTGCCATCGGAAGCGCCTTCTCTGGGATGCGCACAGACTTCGGGGGTGGTCTGGCCGGCCGCGAGGCAGACGCTCGGCAACGGGCCCTTGGCGAGTCGCTCTCTCGACGAGCGCTCGGCGGCGAGCAGGCCGCCGGCCAGGCACAACTCCAGCAGGGGATGGGCCAGGTGCTCGCGCAGCAGCAGGCCGCCGCCGCGGGGGCTCGTGGCGGGGGGCTCGCGCAGGTGCTCGCGCAGCGGACTGCTCAGCAACAGGGCATGCAACAGGCGCAGCAGATGAACCTGCAGGCGGCCCAGCTGGCGGCGCAGGAGCAACAGCAGAACGCGTCTCTCGCTATGCAGCTCGAGAACCAGAGGAAGATGCAGCAGATGGCCCAGTACCAGGCAGAGAACGAGGCTCGGCAGCAGGCGTCGGCTTCGGGCGGGGCCTTCCTCGGCAGCGTCGCCGGTGGGCTCGTGGGGCTCGGCGGATGACGCAGCGCCCGACACTCCCCTCCGGCGCCGAGGTCGTGGGCGTGCAGGGGCGCCTCGTCGAGCTTCGCATGCCCGACGGGACGCGGACGTCCATCCTCCGCAACCCGGACACGATGCCCGAGCTCGAGGCCGTGCTCCTCGAAGCAGAGCAGCGCCAGCAGGCGCAACGCGAGCAGGAGCGGCAGTTGATCCAGGCGGACAGCTCGGGCGCCGGCGCGTTCGGCATGGGCATCGCGCGGCTGCTCGGCGGCGGGCCGCAGTCGCTCGAGGAGATCGCCTCCGAGCTCGTCCGCGACATGGAGCCGAGCGCAGACCTCACGGCTCTGCTCGAGCCGCAAGCGGCGGCCGACGAGGTCCCGCTTTCGCGGTCCGCCCGCCCCGGCTTCGAGCCGGGGCCGCAGTACACAACGCCGCGAAACCTACCGGCCCGGGGCCTCGGCGCCCAGCAGCGCGCCCAGATCGAGGCGGGCCCCGCGCTTCCTGGCGGGGTTATGTGGCGCTCGACATCGGAACCCGGCGGCGCGGGCGCCCCCTCTCGGTTCGGCGGAGGACAGGGGTCCTACTCGCTGGGCGATCCCGTGGATGCCATCATGGACCGCTCCGCTCGCCCCGAGAACTTCGCCCCTCACGCCGCCCTCGGCGAGACAGGCAACCCTCTGACGGCTCGCCGGGCGGCCGAGGACGCGGCGGCGGAGGCGGCTGCCGTGGGAGCTGAGTTCGACGACCGCGACGGCGAGGAGCTCGTCGAGGAGCGGGCGGCTCGGCGGGGGAGGGGCCAGGGGCGGGGGCGCCGGGCGCCCGAGAGGTCGGCCCCGCAGGGCTCGCCCCAGCGCTCCCAGGCACCCCTCGAGGCCGTCCCGCCCGAGCGGGTGGGGAGCGGGTTCGAGCCGATGTCTCGTCAGCCAGCAGGGCCCCCGCCCCTCGAAACGGTGCCGCCAGAGCTGGTGAGCAGCGGCCCCCCCAAGCAGACGAACGAGCAGGAGCGTCGCCGGGCCGGGGTTGGGGGCGGCGGCGAGGAGGTCGAGGCCGGCTTCTTCGCGCAACCCGTGGAGAGGGAGATGGTTCGCCGGCGAAGGCGCGACGAGGACGAGGACGAGCAGCGGTCGGATCCGGGGCCGGTGGTCGACACTCTCGCGCGAGGGCTGCACCGGCAGGTTGCTCTCCGGGGCATGGCGGGCGCTGCCAACAGGACCCGCTTGAGGGACGCCGTCCGCACGGGTGGGACGGCCCAGCTGCGCCGGCGCCGAGGAGAGTGAGATGTCGCACCACTGGGATCCTGAAACGCTGGCGGATATCGAGGCCCAGCAGCGCGCGAAGCAGGAAGCCGAGGTGGCGGAGCAGCAGGCCCAGGCGCTCGCCAGCGTCCCCCCCGGGCCTGGCGGAGCCATCTCGCCGGCAGGGCCGGTGTTCGCCACCAACGTCGACGAGGCCGAGGCCCAGGGGCTCGTCCCCCCGCCCCCGCCGCAGCGCACGTTCGCGGTCGAGCCGGGGCGGGGGCCGTCGCGTGCAGCCGTCCTCGCCGCGCAGCAGGCCCAACAGAACCTCGGCAACGTGCGCGGGGCGCGCGACCTCGTGGCCGCCGAGCGGCAGCGCGCCCTCGGCCAAGCGGCCAACGCGACCACGCTCGAGTCGCAGCGCTCGGCCGAAGCGCTCTTCCGGCAGCAGCGCGCGATCGAGCTCATGCGAGAGGAGCAGGAGCAGCGTATGGAGGTCGCTCACGCCGAGCTGCGCCAGCACGAGGAGGAGGCCAACCGGCTGCGCCGCGAGGTGAGCGAGACGCGCGTCGGGCGCGAAAACTTCTTCGCACGCATGAGCACGGGCACGCGCATCGCGAACGCGATCGGTATGTTCCTCGGCGCCATCGGCTCGGCGGGCACGGGCCGCAACGAGGCCATGATCCAGCTGGAGAAGCTGATCGCCGAGGATCTGCAAGTGCAGCGCGAGAGCCTCGAGACGAAGAAGGGGCTTCTCGGGCGCGAGGACAACATCACGCGCCTCATGTGGCAACGCACCCAGGACATCGAGCGCTCCTCGGCTCTCGCGCGCGAGATGATGTGGGCCGAGGCCGACCGCATGGTGCAGGCGTTCGGGCACCTCGGTGCCGGCGAGCGCAAGGCGGCCGAGATCAACGACCTGCGCGGCCAGATCGCAGACGAGCGCCTCCGCGCCCGCGAGGAGCTCGCGGCCCACGCGGCCGAGGCGGCCGCCCGAGCAGCTCGCGGCTCGGGCCCGCGGTACGTGCAGATCGTTGGCGGCGTCCCCGTGCGCGTCACCCGGCAGGAGTTCCTGCGCGGGATCCAGGAGGACGCCGAGGCGCGGCACGAACACTTCGGCGACACGCTCGAGGCAATCCGCGAGGCGCGCGAGATCGACCCGAAGCACACGCAGTGGATCGGCCGGATGATCCAGTCGCGCGCCCTCGACACGTCAACCGTGGCGCTCGAGGATCTCGTGTCGGTGCTCGACACTGCGGTGGACTCCGAGATCCCTGGCATCACGCCGGGAACCTCGATCGCCGAGCTGCTGGGCTCGGCGGGCCGGATCCCCAACGCGTTCTGGCGGTCGCCGCAGGGCGTTCGGCTCATCCAGTCGTTCCAGAACGCGCTCACGATCCGCACGTTCTCCCTGTCGGGCAAGCAGACGAACGAGCAGGAGCGCCGCCGCCTCAACGAGGCCGTCGCCGGCCCCGGGCCCCTGATGCAGCCGCTCACGGTGCTGGCCGGAATCCGCATGCTCGCGCGCGAGAACGAGGAACTTTGGGGCACGATCCACGACACCTCTGACCCCCGCGCCTGGCAGCGCTTCGTGCACCAGCGAGGCGTCCGGCGCCAGTCGGACGCGCTCGCTGATCCAATCAGCGTGTCCCGGCGGATGCTCGGCGCAGTCGAGGGTGTGAGCGACCGCGCCCTCGCCGACGCGGAGCGGGACCTCCAAGACCGGATCGCCAACTACTGGAACGAGCTCGAGAGCGACCCCGAGCGCTGGGGCCGGCTCGCTAACGCGCCCCGCCCCCAGTCCTTCCAGCAGGACGTTCCGTGACGATCCAGGTCGTCGATGCATCGGGTGCCGCCTTCGAGGTCGCCGACGCGGCCGAGGCCCTGAGCATCGTCGACAAGGGCGGGCGCATCGTCGGCGGCGACCGCGTCCCCGTCGTCAACCCGCGAGGCCGGCCGGGCACCATCGACCCGACAGAGCTCGCCACGGCTCGAGCGGGTGGGTACCGCCCGGTGACCGAGGGCCGCCGCCAGGAGCTTCTGTCGGCCATCCGGCAGCGCCGGATGCACGAGCAGGAGACGGGGCTCGGGGGCATGGTGCACACCGGGCTCGAGCAGCTGAACTTCATCAGCGACCTCGGCCAGGGCGTCGCCGAGCGCCTGACCGACAACCCCAACGCCCAACTCGCGCTCACGATGGGCATCCAGGGGCTCACGCCCACGGGGCTCGCCGCGCAGGCGTTCGGCCAGCACCGGCAGATCGTCCGCGGCGAGGTGCAGGGGCCCGAAGAGCAACTCGCGAGACGGCGTGCGCGCTCCGAGGGCAACCCCGCCACGGGAGAGCTCGCGCGCGGGCTCGGCATCGCCGGCGCCTCGATGGGCGTCGGGGGCGTGCTCGGGGGCGGGGGGATGGGGCTCGGGGGCGCGCTCGCGCGCACCTCCCTGGGCCGGGCGCTTCCCGCGGGCCTGCTGCGCACCGGCGCGGCTCTCGCCGGCGAGGGGGCCATCGAGGGCGTCGCGCACGGCATCAACGAGGAGGCGCGACGCAACCAGTTCCTCGGCCAGCAGCTCGAGGCCGAGGACGTCATCGCGAACATCCTCACGCACGGCGCCACGGGCATGGTTGCCGGGCCCATCGCCGGTGGGGTCGCGCACGCGGCCGGGGCGCTCACGCGCAGGCTCATGCCGAGCTCCATGGAGTGGCTCGCGAACCGCATGGCCGTCGCGCACACGCAGGCTCGCAAGCGCTTCATCAAAGACCTGATGCGTCGCGAGGCGCTCGACGACGTGGGGGTCTTCGGGCTCGGGCTGCACCGCCTGAACGGGACCACGCAGATCATTCAGGACTCCCCCGAGGAGACGTGGCGAGCGGCGCAGGCGTTCCTGCGCGACGGTGCCGGGCCGAATCTCGGCCGCGCTTTCGCCGAGGCCGGCAACCCGACCGTCGATCCGCGGCGGCTGCGCTCCGTGATTCAAGACGTCGTCAACCAGCACGACGGCCCCTTCCAGCAGCAGCTCTGGAAGCGCCTGCGTCGCATCGCAGACCCCATGAACGAGCGCATCCTCGGCGCCGAGGTCGGGGCGCTCGACGATCCCGACGCCTGGATCCGGCTGTTCCGGCCACGCGAGCGCATCGGCTCGCAGTTCAGTCTCGACCCCATCAGCGCTTCCGAGCTGCACCGCGTCCGACAGAGCCTCGACGCACAGTACTTCATCGGGGATTCGCCCAAGGCGAGGGCGCCCAACGAGATGCCCCCCATCATGAACGCGATGCGGGAGATCCGCGAGGGGCTCGATTCGGTGCTCAAGGACACCGTCGAGGAGGCCGGCTCGGCAAACATCCGCGACGCTCACCGCGCCTACGAGCTCGGCTCGAGGCTCCGGGCGATCTCGTTCGACGCCGCGGCGGGGGACGCCATCGCAAGCGGGGGCATGGGAGCGGCCCTGCAACTGTTCCGTGGCTCGGTCCCGCGCGTCGTCGCCGCCATGACGGGCATGCAGTTCGGGGTCGTGGGGGCGATCGGGTTCATGCTGGCCACGGGCGCTGTTCAGCGATACTACCGCACGTCGGGCCGACGTCACCTCGCCCGTGGGATGATTCGCGCGGCTCGTGGCATGCGCGAGATCGGGGTCGGCTCGGACCTCTTCCGCGCGACCGACGACGCCGTCCGACGGACGCTCCGGGCGGGGGCTCAGGTCGGTGCTTCACAGAAGAGCCGCAAGCCCCGCACCAACGTTGCCGACTACGACGAGCGCGCACAGGCCGCCGCCCGCGGCGACCACCCCCACTCGGCCGCCGCTTCCGAGTACGCCCGGCGCGCCCCCGCCGAGCAGGCTGCCCTGCTGACGGCGGCGTGGCGCCGGCGGGTCGAGGCCCCGGTCCTGCGCCTCCCCGGCGGCGCCCTGCCGCCTGGTTCGACCACGCTCCGGGTGGCGTCGGGGGGCGATCTGGTCAGCGACTTCGAGAAGGCCGCGTGGCTGCGCTACCAGGAGGCCGTCGAGAACCCCCTGTCTGCCGTCGAGGACCTCGAGAATGGCGTGCTCACGCCCGAGGCCGTCGATGCGATCCGCGACGTCTACCCCGCCTTCTACCAGGCCCTCACGACCCGGGTGCAGGCCGAGCTCCTCGAGCGCGACGAGCCTCCGCCCTACTCGACCCGCCTGCAGCTTGCTATCCTCTTCCCCGATCTCGACGTAGATCCGACGCTGACGCAGGAATCGGTTGCGCGGTGGCAACAGCCCTACCGCGAACAAGCAGCTGCCCAGGCTGGCGCGCAGGCGCCCCAGCCGCAGGCCCCCCGCGGAAGCCCCCGCATGGCCGAGTCCATGATGAGCGACACCCAGCGCCTGGAGAACTGACATGTCCGATCCCGTCCGATCCGCCGCCTCCATCCCGCCGCCCGTTGCCGTGTACTCGATCGCCGTCAGCGGCTCGGTCGCTGACGCGGTCCTGCCACAGGCCCTGATCCGCAGCTGGATCATCCTGAAGCCCGACACGGACTGCTGGGTGAGGTTCACGGTGGGCACCGCCATCTCGACCATCGCCAAGACGGGCAACTCGACCGTCACCGCGAACACCCCCATCGCCGCTGTCGCGAACAAGGGGTGGAAGCTCGAGGCGGGCGCCGGCCTCGAGTACCACGTCAACCTCGCCGAGCTCCATGCCGACGACACGGGCGGGTACCTCAGCGGGGCGGCTGACACCAATCACGTCCACCTGGGCGTCGTGCAGGACGCGGCCGGCGGAAACCTCGAGATCCGCAAGGGGAGCGGTCCGGTATGATCTTCCGTCGGCCACGGCACCGCCGCGGCCTGCGGGGCTTCGGCGGCGTGAGCACCCCGCCCCTGCTGAAGCTCGGCGCGGGCACGTTCGTCCGCGCGTCGTCGGCGTGGTGGGCGTCGGCCGATGCTCAGACGGTGCGCGGCCCGTACGGCAACAATGTGGTGCGCGGCATCGGCGGCGGGTTCGTGGTAATCGAGGGAGCGGTAACTAACCTGGTCAGCGACGACCCCGTCGACATCTCCAACGACACAGGCGACTGGGCTGATACTGGCGCTCTCACGTCGGAGGGCCAGGTGGCAACTGCCCCGGACGGCACCACCACCGCGTCGCGGCTCACCTTCACGGCGTCCGCTGCCGATCGCATCCACGGACAAGCCTCGCTTCCGACGGGCTCCACGGCGCAACGTCTGTCCGTGTGGGCACGGACCGAAAGCGGAACGAAGGACTTCCGAATCGAAATGTTCGACGGCGTCGCGGTACAGTCGTCGAGCGACCTCACGGCCACCACGACGTGGCAACGCTTTACGGCCACATTCACCACCGCAGCCTCACCATCCGGCGGACCGTTGTTTCGCATTCGGAACAACACCGCTGGCGACGCAGGCTCCATTCTTGTATGGGGCGCCGACTGGCAGCAGGACGTCCCCGACCTTCACCCCGCCCCCGTGCTCGCAGCGAGTGGTACGAAGGCGGTCGACGATCTGACCTTCGCCGACGCTGACGTGCCAGCCGCCATCGACAACGACGGTTTTTGGTTTCGCTGGCGGCCCTACCACTCTGACACGGAGTGGGCAGCCTACGGTGTCCTGGGGCGACTGCTCGACCGCACGGTGCCCGGTAACAGGCTGATCGCAATCGCGGCCAGTGCCGCACAGTTTCAGTTTCGCGGCACGCTCGGGACGGTAAGCGGGCCGTTCCTGACGTGGGCCGCGCGACAGCCGATCGCCGTCGTGGTCGATCACGCGACGGGCATCATGCGATTCCACGACGTCACGTCGGCCGGTGGCGACCCCAACCCAGCCTTCGGAATCGCGGCCGGCGGCGGCGACTGGTCCGACTGCACGGGCGAGCTACAAGTCGGCAACAACGCGGCTCTGACACAACCGTTCTGGGGGGAAATCTCGGACATCTATCCGCTAGCTACAGCGCCACAGCGAGCCGCGCTTCAGCTCCTTGACGACGCTACCTTCGTACGTGCTTCGTCAGCGTGGACGGCCTCCGACGACGATCAGGAGGTGAGTAGCGCTGCGTCCGGTGAGCTGCGCGCGAGCCTCACTGACCCGACGATGCGCGTGATCGAGGGACCGGTAACGAACCTCGTCAACGATGACCCGACGGACATTTCCGTTACGGGCGGGTGGTCTCCCATAGGACTGTCCGTCGACGAGAACGCGGGCACGGCCCCCGACGGCTCGAACAACGCGAACAGGCTAACCTTCGGTGCCGTCTCCTCCGATCGCATCATTGGCGGTGCGGCAACTCCAGCCGGTAGCACGCTGACTCGCGTGTCGTGTTGGGTGCGCACGGAGAGCGGAACCAAAACTTTCCGGCTTGGGATGAACGACGGGGTTGGTATCCAGATCACCTCGAACTTCACCGCGACCACCACCTGGCAGCGGTTTACAGCGACGTTCACGACGAACACCACGCCAACGCTGGGAGACGTGCGCATCTACAACGGGGACGATGCGGTGGCCGGCTCCGTGCTGGTGTGGGGATACGACCAGCAGCAGGACAACGCAGCGGTTCAGTTCGCCCCGGTGCTCGCCGCGTCCGCAACGAAGGCATATGACAACCTAAGCGTCGCAGGCGCTAGCGTCCACAACGACTTTCTCACCGTCGGCTGCTGGTTCAAGATCCGGTTCTACGTCGACAGCGACGACATGACGGCCTTCAATAACGACATGCACTTCCTCCAGTTCGGCACGAGCAACTTCCTCCGAATGAACGGGACGGGTGCGCAGCGGCAGATGCAGTTCCGCGCAGCAGGGGCGGCTGCGATCAGCGACGGCCTTGCGAAGACGTGGGACCGGTTCCAGGAAATCACGATCGTCATCGACCACGTGAACAAAGAGATCCGTTCGAGCGGCTTCACCACCGGCGATCAGACGTGGGACATCTCGGGCCAAGCTGACTGGTCGTCGGCTTCGGGCGTCGATATGGAAATCGGCGCGACCTCCGTCGGCACAGGCAACTTCTACGGTGAGATCTCCGACTTCTACCCGCTCGAAACGGCACCCATCTAGGAGCACACATGGCACGCGCGCTGATCGTCATCCTTCGTAACCGCGAGACCGAGGATCTCGACGGCGACACGGTGCCCGTGCCCGCCATCCCTGGAACGTGGTCTCGTACTGTGCAGGTGCAGCCTGTCAGCGGCTCACCGTGGGTGCTGCTCGTCGACGATGCCGGGCGGCAGTACTGGTGGCGCACCGAGATCGACGGCGTCGACGTTGGACAGCCGACGAAGATCGTGGGCGTTGGTGGCGCGGTCGACGAGGCGAACAACGGGCGCGTGAAGGCGTTCGCGCAGGCGTCTGACAATGCGTGGACACTGCCCGAGCTGCTCGCGGACAACACCGAGCCCGCGCTCACGATCAAGGCGGCGTGGAAGCAACTGAACGAGGGCAGCGGCCTTCCCGAGCTTCGCCAGACGATGGCGGGGCACGATTGGGGCGCAGACCAGAACGCCTTCGCAACGGTGGACGACGTATGAGCCGAGACAGCGACACGGAGCGCCCGCCGCCCGACCTGCACACCGTGTGCGCGGAGCACAGTCACCGCATCCAGCGCGTGGAAAAGTGCGTCACGAAAACGGCGACCGAGCTCGAGGCGATTGACGGGCACCTGACCGAGCTCCGCGCCGCGCGGAAGTGGGCGATCGGGCTCGCGGTTACGATCCTCCTCAGCGTCGGCGGCGGAGCGGTCGGCGTGGTCGTGACGGTCGGCGCGCTCGAGGAGCGCGTCTCGTCGACGAGCGCCACGCTCGACTCCGTCGAGGAGGAGCAGGAGCAGCACGGGGATCTGTTGCGGTCGATCGGCGAGGGCGTGATCAAGGTGAGCAGCGACGGCGAAAACCAGCGCGCGAGTAACCGGCGCGCCATCGAACGCCTCGAGCGGGCGCTGGATCGACACGAGTCGATGAGGGGGGCGCACCGATGACGGCCGCGAACGCACCGGACCTCTGGGATCGGATCTGGGAGCGCGAGGGCGCCGACACGTGGCGCAGCTCGGCGTTGTCGCAGGTGTACGTCAGGATCGAGCGGTCGATCCGGCCGGGCGTCGACGTCGTCGACATCGGCGGCGGGATCGGTGTGCTCGCCGAGCGCCTCGCGCAACACGCCCGCATCGTCGAGGTGTGGGACCACTCGCAGGAGGCGCTCCGGCAGGCGGAGGCCCGCGGACTCACGGCCTATCACCTCGACCTCGAGGAGCCCGAGCCCCTGCTGCCCGTGCCCGACCATGCGACGTATGCCGTCGGGACGGAGATCCTCGAGCACCTCACTCCGGCCGCCCGCGCCGAGGTGCTCGGGTGGGCGGCGAAGCATTGCGCGGCGGCGCTGTGGTCGGTGCCGCACGACCGGCTCGGCCCCGACGAGGAGCCGCAGCATACAATCCAATACACCGCTCGGGCGTTCCTCGACGAGCTCCGCTCGCACTGGGGCGAGCGGTGCCGCGTCGAGTGTCTCGGCCCGTACCTGCTCGGCGTCTGCGGCGAGCCGGCCGAAAAGCCCTATCGTCTCTCCGTGACGCTGCCCGTCCGCGACGAGGGCGCCGACCTCGCCCGGACGCTCGCATCGTTCCGCGGCGTTGCCGACGAGCTCGTGGTCGGAGTCGACCCGCGCACCGTCGACGACACGCGCGACGTCGCGGCGCGTTTCGCGGACGTCGTCTTCGAGCTCGAATCACCGCGCGGCCCCCCTGGCGAGGAGGTGGCGCACGAGGACGGCGTCCACTTCGCCCACGTGCGGAACCAGTGCATCGATCGCTGCACGGGTGACTGGATCTTCATGACCGAGGGCCACGAGCGCCTCGTCTGCGGCGATGACGTGCTCCTGCGGCTCGAGCAGCTACCCGAGGCGGCCTCCGTCGTGTACGTGATCCGGCAGGGCGCGGGGCAGCAATGGGGGTTTCCGTGGCTGTGGAGGCGCGACCCGTCGATCCGGTTCGTGCGCCCCGTCCACAACATGCTCGAGTTTCCGCGGGGGGCCTACGTGATCCAGGCCCCGCAGATCCGCACCCTGCACGACCGCGACCACGGCAACGCCGTGCGCCGCGCCGTGCAGCGCAACGCGCAGAACCGGCTCGAGCTGCTCGAGGACTGGAAAACGCGCGAGGACGTCAACTCACTATTCTATCTCGCGGGCGAGTGGCGGCCGTTCAACCCGGCGAAGGCCGTGGACCTCATGAGCGAGTTCCTCGCGCGCAGCAACAACGGAGTACAGCGCTACCAAGCACGGCTGATTCTCGCGAAGGAGCACGCGAAGGCGCGCCGCTTCGACGAGGCGCGCGACGTGCTGCACCCGGCCGGCGGCGAGGACTGGACCCGGAGCGAGCACCTGATCTGGCTCGGCGACCTCGCCGCGCTCGAAGACAGGTGGGAGGAGGCGCACCGCTGGTACACGCTCGCCTCCGTGTCGATCGGTGAGCCCCCGTTTACGGTGTGGTTCGTCGACCTCGACGCCTATACGTACCTCCCGGCGCAGCGGCTCGCGACCGCTTGCGGCGAGCTCGGCCGGCTCGAGGAGGGCCTCGGCTGGGCCCGCCGCGTCGTCGAGCTCCTGCCGGACGACGCACCTCCCGCGGCCTTCGAGGAGGCCCGCAAAAATGTGACACTGTTCGAGGAGGCGACGAAATGATCCAGGAACCCATGGCCGCGCGGGGCATGTACACGATCGAGGTGATCCGCGACGGTCGCAACGGCCCCGAGGTGATCCAGCGGCGACGTACGCGGAATCTCGTGGTCAACAGCGGCAAGCGCCAGATCCTCAGAAGGATCGTCGCGCTCCAGACGAACGACTTCGACCAGTTCAGGATCGGAACGAGCGGCGCGGCGGCCAACTCCGGCCAGACGAACGTGTTGTCACCCGTGACGGGAACGATCGACACGGCGGACTCCAAGTCGCTTCTGTCGGCGACGCGCACGCTCCAGCTCGTGGTTTCGTACGCGAGCGGCGGCGGCTCGAAGTCGGCGACGGGGATCGACGAGGTGGTGATTCTGAACCAGAACACCAGCCCCGGCGGCTCGTGCATGTCGCGCGCCGTTTTCACGGCCGTCAACAAGACCACGGCCGACAAGCTGCGGATCACCTATTCGCTGCGGATCACGTAGTGGCCGGAGCAAAGGACGCGCTGCGCATGGCCGACTCCGTCGCGGTGTCGGTCGAGCGTGACTGCGGGTGCGACGAGCCGAGCCCGCCGGCCCCGAAGGCGCCCGTGGGTTGGCGGGCGTGGTGCTCCGACTGGGACCCGGAGACGGGCGGGCCGGTGTACGACTCGAGCACGTGCACATGGGACGACGTGCCCATGGTCGGCGTGCTGTACAAGATCATCTATTACAGCGACGGCACGCGGCAGGCGCAGACGGCGGAGTACTACTACGAGGAGGAGACGCCGCGCGGGCTCGTCCAGGGCACGGCCGCGAGCCTCGACGAGATCGCCGAGCTCCACCCCGACGCCGTCGTCCGCCGCGGCCTCTGGGTTCCTGACGAGTACTGGTATCAGGTGCGGGCGGCGGCCCTCGCGTCCACGTGGTGACCGGTGACGCAGAACTACACGCAGACGGATACCAACTCCGCGTGTAGCGCTGCAGCGTTCTGCTCGGGCGCCACGGTCAACGGGGACACCGACGGCAACAAACAGGCGAGCGTTGGCGGCACCGCCGGCTCGACCGAGATCACGATCACCCTCGACGGCAACGCTGCGGACGTTGCGGCGTTGTGGTTCGAGTGCATCATCCCGGCCTCGACGACGTGGGCGAGCGGCACGTGGACCGTCCGGTTTAACGTCACGACCGGCAATCACCAATGGACCTGGGATGCGGTCTACATCTGCCGCGTCAACTCGAGCTGCACGAACCAGGCGACGATCGGATCGTCGACGGGCCTTGGGCAGAACATGTCCGGCACGGGCACCTATTCGACGACCGTCAGCGGCTCGGCGCAGTCGCCGAGCGCGGGCGACAAGGTGATCGTCGTCTGCCTGTTCGACAACGGCAACTCATGCCCCCAGGACGTGGGGATCACGCCGTCCCTCGACATCACCTCGCCGTTCACGCTCGCGGGCTCGACGTTCGATCGCAGCGCGAACGACTCGGCGGCGGTCACCGACTCGGCCGCGACGGCGCTCGACTACTCTCGCTCCGCCTCCGACACCGCCTCACTCCCCGACGCAGTGCAGGCGGTGCTCGACTACGCGCGCTCCGTCGCCGACACCGCCGCCGTCAGCGACCAGGCGGCGACCGCCCTCGACTACGAGCGGGATCTGTCGGATGCCGTGTCCGTCACCGACTCGGTCGGGGCGGGAATGCAGGTCGAGGCGAACGTCTCCGACACAATCATACTCACCGATGCGGTGGCGACCAGCCTCGACTACGAGCGAGCGCCGGCCGACGCCGTCGTGACCGCAGACGCGGCGTCAACCGCGCTCGACTACGCGCGCACGGTCGACGATACGGCAGTCCTCGCCGACGCGGCAACCACTGCGCTCGACTACGCGCGCGCGATCTCGGACGCCGTCACGACGGCCGACGCGGCGACCGGGGAGATCGTGCTCGAGCGGAGCGTCTCCGACACAATGGCGCTCTCCGACGCGGTGGCCGTCGCGATGGAGTACGGCCGCTCCGCCGCCGACGCTGCCGTGGTGGCCGACCAGGCGGCGACGGCGCTCGACTACGAGCGCTCCGTGTCGGACACGGCGACGACGGCGGACGCAGCGACGGCCGGCATCGAGATCGCCGTCTCCGTGGCCGACTCGATCGTGGTCTCCGACGTGGCGTCAACGGCCGTCGACTACGAGCGCGTGCCCTCCGACACGGTGACGACGGCTGACACCGTCCTGCGCGAGCTGTTCACCGGGGCGCTCGAGCGGAGCGTCTCCGACTCGATCGCGCTGACCGACTCGGTCGCCCTCGAGCTCGACTATTCGCGGGCACCCTCCGACGCGGTCGTGCTCGCCGACGCGGTGGCACGCGAGCTCACGGGGGCGGCGGGTTACGAGCGGACGGTGGGGGACTCGATCGCGCTGGCCGACGCGGTGGTCGCCCAGGTCTTCGGGGTCACCAGCTCGGTGGCCACCGGACCCCTTCTCACCGGCGGCGCGATCGTCGGAACCCTACTGTCGGGGGGGGCGGTCAATGCCGAGCTCGGGTCGGGGGGGGCGGCCACCGAGGAGCTCGCCAGCGGTGGAGCGGTCAACGGGCCGCTGAGGAGTGGATGATGGCACTGGACCCCATGTACCGCGGCTGCGACTGGGTCGGGACCTTCACGGCCGACCCGACCGACGGCCAGACGAACGCCGACGTGACGACGTACCTCACCGGAGCGTCGGTCGAGGCCGAGGTGGTGAACGAGGCCGACCAGGAAATGATTGGCGCGACCGCGGTTGTCCTCGACGCGGGAGCCCGCACGATCCTTGTCTCGGTCACCGACGTGAAGACGGCCGCGGCCCCCATCGGCAACTTCCGGTGGAAGATCGTGGTCGTCACGTCGGGCGGCGATCGGTTTCCGCTGCCCGTCGAAGACCGGCAGCGAGTGAGGGACTTCGGCAGTCCCTGAGGAGGAAACCATGCTCGGACTAGGAAACATTAGCTGGCAGGGCGCGGCGGTGGTCGTCGCGCTGATCGCGGCGGGCGTTCTCGTCGCGTTGTATGGGCCCCTCGAGATCGCGACGGCGATCTGGGGCGTGGCCGCGGGACTGATTCCGCGCTTCGGTGCGGTGGGGCGTGCGGGGGGTCGCTCGTGACCCGCGCGGCGTTCGTGCTCGCGCTTCTCGCCGTCGGCTGCGGCTCGGTCGAGCGCACGCCGACGACCGAGGCGATCCTGCGAGCCGCGAAGGCGACGGCCGCGGCCGGATGCCAGGAGGCCGCAAACCGCGCGATCGACGAGGCCGCCGACCGACTGCTCGAGGACAGTGCTGCCGAGTGACGGCGTCCTTGAGGCGCGACTCGCGGGCGGCGTTCACCTTTGGGACGTGAGCCACCTCCTGCCGGAGCACCCATGGCGGCGCTACCCGCGGCGCGACACCAAGCAGATCGAGCGGGTGTTCGTTCACCACTCTGGCGCGTGGGGCGACACGGGCGTGGAGGGCTTCGCCGAGCTGTACCGGTCGACACGCTACGTCGTCGAGCAGCGCGATTTCCCGGCGTGCGCCTATCCCTACTGGATCGACTTCGAGCCGGACCGGGACGGGTCGGGAGCGATGTGCGTCTACCGCGGGGTCCCCGACGAGCTCGTCGCGTGGAGCACCGGCGGAGCGAACTACCACTCGACGGCCGTGGCGTTTCAGGGCGACCTCCGGGAGACCGACCCGAGCGACGCGCAGATCGAGTGCTGGGAGGCGCTGTTCCCCTGGCTGCAGGCGCGCTTCCTGCGCGTCGCCGCGAACGGGTGGCGCGGTCTCTCGTGGCACTCCGAGGCGGACCGGTGGGGTGGTCGCGCAAAGCCCGAATGCCCCGGCGCTCGCCTCGAGTCGTACGTCGAGGGGTACCGGGCGGGCCTCGCGACCGTGCCCTAGTCCTCGAGCTCGCCCTCGACGGCGACGACGGGGGCCAGCGCCTTCGCCGAGGCGTCGATCACGGCCGACGCCTTCTCCTTGGCGGCGAGGAGCCGGGCGTCGTCCCATGACTCCGGTCCGCTGTGGTGCACGTGGTCGACCGCCTGCCGTGGTCCGAGGCCGGCCCGGTCGAGGATCGCCATGGCCGCTTTGACCCTGGCGTGGGCGTCGGGGTAGCGCCCGTCTTTCTGCTTCGTGCCCCGGGCGATCTCCACGAGGGCGCCGACCGCTGCGGTGGCGGCGGCGGCGAGCCGGGCTCGGCCCTTCCGGGCAGCCACCCCCGCCGCCTCGGCGATCGCCGCGTCGAGCATCGCCGAGAACTCTGGCCTTTTCAGGTACCGCCGGGCGGTGGTCTTGGGGATCCCAGCGATTCCGGCGGCTTCCTCGAGGTCGGCTCCGCCGGCCATCGCGGCGAGCACGTGGACCATGACGGCCCTTGTTTCCTCGGCCGTTCGGCGCACCAGCTTCTCGCGCCGCTCACGTTTCTTGGGGCTTCCGGCCATGCCCCACCGTAGCACCGGTGGACCGGCCGGGTCATCTGCGGTAGGTCGTTGGCCGTGGCCCTCCAGATCCAGCGCAGCGCCATCGCCTTTGTGGTCCTCGTGGTCCTCGGCGTGGCCCTCGTCTACTGCTCGCCCACGGCCCGGGGCTCGGATTGGATCGAGCTCGACGCCCCCAGCGAGGCCCTGGCCGCGCAGATCTGGCGCGTCTCGGTCCACGAGGCGGGCCCCTCGGTGGTGGACGTCGCGTTAATTCACCAGGCCACGCTGAGCCACGGTGAGACGCCCGCTGAGCGCCTCCGGTGGCTCCGGCGCCACTCGCCCCGGGTGGCCGGCTCCGCGGCCCCACGGCGCCCCTGGACGCTGGTAGTGAGGCAGCTCGAGCCGGGCCTATCCCGTCCCGCCCTCTGGCCCCAGGCCCTGTCCTGGCCCCGGAACCTGCCCTGGATCGAGCGGGCGCTATGGTGGTCGCGGGCCCTCGTCTCGGGACGGGTGGTCTGGGAGCCGTGCCCGGGCGGCTCGATCGAGTCGTGGGATGGGCGGTCGTATCGCTCGCAGATGGTGGCCCGGGGGTGGGTCCCTGTCGAGTGCGGGGCTAGGAACCTCGGGGCTCGGCGCGGTGACTGACGAGCCGAACGACATAAGCCGGGCCCACGCCGTCCTCCCACGGGCCCAGCAAGCACAGCGCCTCATGACGGTGCTCCGCACACATGCGACGGGTGCGCCGGTCGTCGGTCTCGTACCCGTGATCCTCCGTCCTCACGTCGTGCACCCCCTCCCTCTCACACCCGGGCCACTCGCACCGATCAGTCATCCTCCCCCTCCTCTCCGGGCGGCTCGGTGGTGTCGAGGATGTCGTCGGGCACGGCAACCGCCACGAGGCCCCCGGCCTGGTGCACGGCCGCCAGAATCTCCTCCAGCTCGGCGACGCGGGCGCGGAGGCGCTCGATCTCCGTGCGCGCGTCGTCCGCCGCGGCATCGTCGCATTCGGGACAGTAGACGTCGGATCGCCAGTCCATCACTCCCCCTCCTCTCCGGGCGGCTCGGGGTCCTCGTTGAGACACACCTTTCTCGCCGTGAGGCTCGCCTCGAACAGCTCCACCGCTGCCGTCAGGTGGGCGCGACTAGCCCGGTCGCGCCCACGCTCGTACGCCGACACCCTGGTCACCGACACGCCCAGGTGCCGCGCCAGCTCGCCCAGGGTCACGCCCGCGTGCGTGCGAGCCATCCGCAGCAGCCGCCCGAGCGCCCATCCCTCAGCGATCTCCAGCTCGGCGACGCGGGCGCGGAGGCGTTCGTTTTCTTCGATCAGCGTTTCGGACACGCGCACCGCGAACGCCTCCTCGCCCGCGAATCCCGCCGGGCAGGCAATCTCCGCCTCCAGCTCAGCGACGCGGGCACGTAAGCGCACGATCTCCTCGTAGTCCTCGTCAGCCTGATCCTGTAGCGCCTGGATCACCTCGCTGGGGCTACCCACGGAGCTTCTCGTCGTCGCGACGGGCCTTCGCACGCCTCTGCTCGTCCGCGCGCGAGCACCGCTCCTCCCACAGCCGGACGGCGCGGCCCGCCGCCTTGCCCACGGCGATGGCGTCCTCCTCGCTGAGGCCTCGGGCGATGGCCGCGTCGTACACCTCGCCCTGCACGACCGGCTCGAGGTTGGCGGAGGCGTTCCGCCTCCCTGCCCTCTGCGCCTCGTTCATGACGTCGGCGAGGCGAATGGCATCGGGGCTCGTCATGACGGGAACGGGGGCTCCTCTTCCCCGCTGGTGTTCCACGTGCCGAGCTCCCTCCGGCGCCGGACCTCGGCGGCGAGCGTCGTCCACAGCGGGTCGCCCCGGTGATTGTCCGCGACCGCCGCCTCGCTGAACCGCCACATCATCTCCCTGACGTACCCGCCGGGCAGGTCGACGACTGCCGTCCCCTCGTACTTGCCCATCGGCCAGACGAACGCGGGGTCCGCCTCGGTCACCGGCTCGACGGGCTCGTCCTCGAGCTCGCCCTCGACCACCTCGACCACCGCCTGCGGCACGTCGAGGGGCTGGGGCAGGTTGGCGTCCACCGCCTCGTCGAGGAGCGATGCGAACCGCATCTCGACGCTCGTCGGCACCTCGCCCTTGCTGATGAGCCGGCGGATGGCGGTCTTGCGCGCCATCATCTCGAAGTCGGTGAGCCACGGGCCCTTCTTCGCGCGCGACCTGGCCCGCGAGCGCTCGATGTCCTCGCGGTCGAGCACCACGAACGGGGAGAGTTCGCGCGGCTCGCCCTTGAGCTCGGCGATGGCGTAGACGTGCACGAGCTTGTCGTCCGTGCGCTCCTCGGTCTTCGGGGTGTGGATGAGCGAGGGGCTCAGGCCCTCGCTCCACGCGAACCCGTCGTCCACGTAGACCGCCCGCGCGCGGACGGTGCGCACGAGCCCCGAGCGGTAGGCGAGGTCGCAGAAGCCGCGGTAGCCCACGATCATCTGCGCCTCGTTCTTGTACGGCACGAGGAACGCCTGGCCGAGGCCGGGGCCCACCTCGAGCCCGAGCTGCGCCGCCTGCACGATGGCGGCGACGAGGCTCCCCTTGCTGCACTGGCTGAGCGCCGGCGTCGCCCGCATCGACACGACCGCCGTCTGGATCAACCGCTCGGGGCTGATGACCGCCGGCAGGAGCTCGGCGAGCCGGTCCCTGCGCCGCTTGAGCGCCGTCTCGATCCACGCCGCGGGGTCGCGGACGATGGCACCGCTGCTGTCAACGGCGGGCATCGAGCTCTCGCTTCCTGGTGAGGTACTTCTGGACGGCGCGCCTCGAGCCCCAGCAGTCGCCGGGCATGTCGTTGTAGACGTACCGGACGATGGCGGTGAGCGCGAGGGCGCACTCGGCATCGGCGTTGGCGATGGCCTGGTGCAGGTCGTTCTCGAGCACCGCTCGCACGAAGCTGCCGGGCGGCAGGCCCTTCTGCCAGTAGTCGTCGAGCGACGCCTTGATGCGCTCCGGCATCTTGAAGTGCCGGCGCCAGGTCTCGAACACCATCGACTGGGCGAGGGTGTTGCGGGTGCTCTCGTCCACGACGCCGCCCTCGGCGGCGCGCCTGAGCACGTCCATCAGAAGCTCGTGGTGGGACTGTTCGCTGTCGGCCATGGCTACCTCTTCTTGTATCGCAGCTGACGGGAGCGTGAGGGCTGCACCATGTAGCCCGCACGTGACACCGTCTTCCAGGTGTACGACCCGCCGCCGGGAAGGAGCCCGGTCTCGTGGTCGCCGATCATAAGCTCGAGCTCGCGGCTGAGCAGGTCGATCTCGTCGCCGACGAGTGACCGCTGGCGCTTCAGCTCGACGAGGCGGTCGTGGATCTCCACCGCCTCGATGGGGAGAGCAGTCGCCGAGCCCGGGGTCTCGGCAGGGTGCAGCGTGCGGACCGCGTTCCCGTCGCCGGCCTGTGGCTTCGGCGGGTCCTCGTTCTCGATGCGCTTCACGAAGTCACGCGTCGCGTCGAGGATGCGCGTCCAGAGCTCGCGGTCGTTCTCACGGTCGCACCACACGATAGGAGCGCCGAAGATGGAGGCCGCGGCCGACGCAGCCTCGGTGCCTGCCACGCGGGCCTGCGTCTCGAGCTGCGGAGCGTAGAGCTCGGGCACGCCCTCCGCCCAGTCCTCGTTCGCCTTTGACGACCTCGTCCACTTGATCTCGAGGGGGATACTTCCGTGGACCGGGTGCACGGTCCACGCATCGAGCGTCGCGCCGAGCCACGGCCAGCGGACCGAGCGCAGCAGCTGTTGCGCGATCTGCGTCGGCCTTCCCGTGCGCCGTGCGTACGCCTGCGCCACGAAGGGCTCGGCCTCCCGCGCCCAGGTGAACTGCTCGCTGTCCTGCTCGGGGGGAGCGAGCCCGAGCTTGCGCTGCCACAGCCGCAGCGGCGAGGTCCAGGGGTTGATCCCGAGGACCGCGCTCACGTCGCTCGCGGTGAGCAGCTTGCGCCGCTCCTCGAGCCAGCGATCGTCGTTCGCTTCGCACACCACCTCGAAGTCCATGGCCACCTCCCCTTCCTAGACGCCGAGCCGCGGCCCGGACTGACAGAAACCGATTTCGTCACCCACAACAAACGGAGGGCTGGGCCCCATTCAGGGCTTCCATGATCACGCGCCCGACCACCTCGGCAACCTGCGGCACGACCGCATTCCCGAGGGCCCTCAGACGACGTCCGTCCATCCCGCGGGGAACCCCATGAGCAACTCGACAAATGCCGGGTTGAGTCTCCACCGGCATGCGCTCGAGTGCGAACACGTCGTCAGAAGTCGGTGGCCACGGCCCCGCCACAACCTGGCCCAGCGCGCGAGCGAAGGCACTGCCATGTTGGGGCGCTTGTGTGCGACCTGGCCCTCGTTCTGGCTCGAGCCGTACTGCGTCACGGTTGGCGTCGGGTACTCGCCACGCGACCAGGAAGAACCGGTCCCAAGACTCACTTGACTTTGTGGTTAACAAAACAGTCCTCGTGGTCAACAGCCGGCTCCAGGACATCCTGCGGCACGACCTCCAGCCAAGCCTCTCCCTTCGTGTCTGCCGCACGTGCGATACGGATCTTGGTCCCATCGGACAGGTACACGCAGACGGCCCTCTCTCCGCCTACGGAGCGCGTCACGCACGGCGTCTGACCGTGTCGCTCGGTGGCTGGCGGTCCACACACCTGCCAGCTCTGGACAAGACCGAATACAACCTGGATGGCCGCCGTATTGCTAAGTCCTGCCTCTGTGGCGTCGCGGATCGCGTCGTTGACCACTCCGCTCAGAAACAGCGCGAGATCTTCCCCAGGCTTGGGGCGTAAGCGGCCGACGTTCATGCGCTCCTCCGTTCGCGGTGCTCCTTGTTCACCCGCTCCAGGTAGGCGGCGATATCCAGCAAGCACTCGCGGTTGAATGTGCTCTGCGGGACTGGATCGAACGTGTATTGCCGCCAGCGCCCGAACCACGCCACTGTGCCGAGTTGGTCGCCGTGGTTGCTCATGACGCGCCAGCGGGTTGTCTTGCCGCCCTTCGGTTGGTGGTCGGACTGCTCGACGCTGAGGTACTTCCCGATGCGTTCATTCGCAGGCTTCATTTTACTTTCCTCTCAATCTTGGGACGAGTCGGCGAGAACGCCGGATCTCTCGATGCCCACATCTGCAACCGAGATGTCCTGGCAGGGGAAGCCTCCGCAGATGATTCCAACCCCAGGGACAGCTGACTCGACTCCGAAGTCTTCGACATTCGCGAACCTTTCTGCGTCGGGCCAGTGCCTCGCGAGCACGTCGCTACAGAACGGGTCCTTTTCGACCTGCCACACCACGGCCCGAGGCCCGCGCGCTCGAGGCCGAGCTCAAGGCCGCCGATGCCCGAGAACAGCGAGCCGATCGTGATCACTCGTCCAACCATGTGGCGAAGTCGACTTGAACGCCCGGTCCCCTGTCCCGAGGGGTCGCCGCCGCCGGGCGCGACGGTTCAGCGGGTGCACGGTCGGGTGACCCCGCAGAATAGTTGGCACCCGGCCGGTCCTGCCCCGGCTCTGGAATCACCCCCGCCTTAACTCTTCCGGCTGTCCATGGCCGGCTTTCCTTGGGGTCGGGGGGCACGTCATCTCGCCGTGCTGCGGGTGCCGCAGAAACCCTGTACCGGCCGCTGTTGCCGATCGCCTCGACCTGGAAGCCGAGCTCGTCGCGCTCACGGAGCAGCCGCATGATCCGCATCGGCGACTCGACCGCCCCGGGCGACATGCGCTCGACGTAGGCGGTCAGGTCGTGGCCGAAGAACTCCGGCGGCTCGAGGTCCTCGTGGACCGAGCGCACGAAGCGGCGCACGTGGTCCGCGATCTTGTCACGGACCCGTGCACGCTCCTTCGGCCGGTCAGCCCTTCGCACGCCTCGAGACCTCGGCGATCAGCTGGGCCGTGGGCACGCTGCGGAGCAGGCCGACGAGACCCTCCTGCGTGATGGTGAGAGTGACGCCGCCGCGCCGGTGCGCGGTCAGTGTGGTGGACGGGGGGCGGTGCGAGCAGCTGAGCCTGTTGTGCCCAGCCTTGCCGCACAGCCCACACTTCTGCCTCGGACGCTTCGCCATTGGCAACCTCCTACTCTGTCCTGGTGATGCGGGCGTGCGCCCGCTGAATCGTCATGCCCACGGAGATGGCGCGCAGCTCGTAGATGTTGAGCCCGTACCGGTGCACGATGTCGAGCAGCTTCTGGTTCTCCTCGACGACGAGGTTCCCGCCGCCCACGACCTCCACGCGGAACCGCAGGTTGTCATCCAGGATCTCGTTGGGGGAAAGGTTCATGACTGCACCTCAGGTCGACCATAGCGCCGGCGCTAGACACTGTCAAGCGCACGCGCTATAGTCGGACCATGGCGAGAAAAACGAAGCTCCGGCGCTGGGCGGATCTGAAGGGCCGGGGGGCCATCGCAGAGCTCGCTCGAGCGACCGGGCTTCACTACGTGACGGTCTGGCACGCCGTGCACGGGACGAGGGAGACCTCGCCGACGACGGCGAAGGCCCTCGCGAAAGCCACCGGCATCGACCCTGCCGAGATCCTGGGGCTGCGAAAGTGACCACCACGAACTACGCACTCTTCCCCCCCGAGCGGGGCCGGCAGGACCACTGCACGCCGGTGTGGCTCGCCGAGCTCATCGCCGGGGCGTTCTACGGGCGCATCGACTGCGACCCGTGCAGCAACCCGTGGTCGAAGGTGGACGCCGTCCGGCGGGTGTGGCTCCCGGAGTACGCTGGGCACTTCGAGGGCGACGTGGTCTTCGGCGATGGCCTCGTCGAGCCGTGGAGCACGCGGGGCCTGACGTACGTGAACCCGCCCTACGGGAACTGCATGCCGTGGGTGGAGCGGGCGAGGGAGTGGTCCGACGAGCACTCGGCGGCGCACGTCGTGTTCGCCGTCCCCGTCGCGACGTCGGCGCGGTGGTGGAAGAGGGCATGGTGCGAGGCCGACGCGATCGTGTTCTGGGGGCGGAGGATTGCGTGGGAGGGCGCCGGGGGGCTCGGCGCGAAGCAGGACACGAACCTGATCTACTGGGGCAACAGCCCACGGCACGTGCGGCAGGCGTTCGCTCCGCACGGGATCTGCACCCTGATGGACCGATGACCAGCATGTGGATTCGCAAGGTGGATCGTCGCCCTGATGGAACGATGACCAGCGTGTGGATTCGCAAGGGCGCCCGCATCGAGACGATCGATGAGGCGCTGAAGGTCGTCTACTCGACGACGCCACCGGTGTTCGTTGGCCGACCTCGGCCCCGGCAGTCACCCTGTCGATACTGCGGCAGCCGACGCCTCGACAGCCGGGGCAACTGTCGGCGATGTGGGGCGGAGCCGGGCGATGAATAGCCGAGCGAGGGAGACGGGAACGCCCCCCCCCCAACCCCCCCCACCGGTCGCCGGTGGTCTCGAGTCTCCCCCCGCAGGGAACCGAGTGGCGCAGGCCAGCGGTCGAGGTGGCTCCCGGGCTCGCCGTATTCCGGCTGTCGTGGTCCGGGCCTCGGAGGGGGGAGGGTGGTCAGCCTCGCTCGGTCGACCGTCCTTAGCCCACGGGGCCTCGCGGTACCCCGTCATCCCAGAGGGAGCCATCGCCGGTTGTCGCAGACCCACATAGGACTGAGGGCGACCAGACGGACGTAGCAGGAGGGACAGCGTGACGTCAAGAAAGAGAGCGGGCACCGAGCCGCACCACGAGAGATCGGACCACCGGTTCGTCACGGTCGACGACCACCGGATCGGGCCCAGCTGGCCGGGCAGGATGGCGGTCGAGGTCGCGGCCTGGCTGAACGACGGGGCGCTCGACGAGCTCCTCGCCCGGCCGCTCGACCCACCGGGCACCGAGAACGCGCGCTCGAGGCGTCCGCCGCTGCGCGTGTCACACTACCAGCCGCCCGGCCGGCAACCGGATAGCTACGGGGCCGAGCAGGCGGCGGCGATCGTGGACCAGCTGAAGGGGAGATCCGATGACACCTGATCTGCAAGTAGGTTGCCCGACGTACGACGGGGACATGAAGCTCGCGCGCTGCGCGGAACGGCACTACCTCGCGAACCAGCCGAGCCGGAGGGGCTACCCCGACCACGACCTGCGGTACTCGAGCTGCCGCGGGTGCGGCCTCGGCGAGGCGCGGCGGAAGATCGTGCCACCGGACCGCCTTAGGTCGAAGAGGAGCTCGACCCGGACGTGGGGCTTCGACCTCGCTCCCCGGAAACGCGGCGCCCGGCTCGAGGCGATAGCGCGCCAGCACGCGGCGAGGATCGAGTGACCGGCCTTCCCTATGCGTCGGGCGGCCGCGTCGTCGGCTTCGACCCCGGGCTCGCGTCGTGCGGGTACGCGCTGCTCGAGCTGCACGAGGACCGATCGAACGACCGGATCCTCAGCGGGGGGGTGTGGCGCACGCAGGCCCGCAAGGGGCGCCTTGTGCACGAGGACACCGCCCGGCGGGCGCTCGAGCTCGCGGAGCACGTGCGCGAATACCTGCTCGCGACGGCGCCCCACGTCGTGTGCATGGAGGGGCTGAGCTTGCCGAGGAACGCCGGCGCGGCCGCCAAGGCGGCGATGGCTCACGGGGTGATCCTCGCCGCGGCGGGGCCGGTACCGGTCGAGACGGCGCTCCCGCCGGACCTAAAGCTCGCGATGACCGGCCGACGGAGCGCATCGAAGGGCGACGTGATCGCCGCTGTGCGCGCCCGGTGGGCGCCGCAGGTCGCGCTACCGGACTGGCCTACGGGCATGCTCGAGGAGCACGCGGCCGACGCGGCCGCGGTCGTCGCGGCCTGTTTCGACCGGCAGACCGTGCGCGCGGCTCGGCGGGTGCGCACGTGGTGGACGGGGGGCGAGCCGGGCGGCCACCCGCCCCCCGTCCAGGGCTAGCCGAGCAGGGCGCGGCCGGCGCGGCCGAGCCGCTCGAGCTCGGCTGCCATTTCGCGCGCCTCGCGGATCGCCTTGGCGTAGGCGCACCGGGCGCCGGCGGGGAGGTTGGCGGGGTCGCGCTGCGCGAACGAGGGGCGCGCGAGCCCTCCGACCGAGCACCGGCGCCACTCCGCGAGGATCTGTGGATCATCCTGGCGGATCGCGGCGGGCGGCTCGCCGTCGTACAGCACGACGCGGGCATACACGCCCCAGCACGAGCCGGGCATTTTTTCGGAGCGGACAACGATCGTGGGTTCCATGGGGGTCCTATGGGGTGAGAAGGTGGAGGGCGACGAAGATCCCGGCGTACAGAACGAGCCAGAACAGCAGGGCGAGGACCCGCAGGAAGAGCGGGACCGGATCGGTGGGGTCAGTCATCGGGTCACCGGACGCGCCCGGATCCGGCGGGCGTCGAGACGTGGGACCATGCGGCGTAGGCGGTGCAGGGTCTGCCGAGCGGCGACGGCGGCGTGCCGGTCGTCTTCGTAGCGGCCACAGTCATCACAGGCCTCGATGTAGCCGTCGGCCGTGGTAACCCACCCGGGGCACACGGCGTCATCGCATCGGGGGGCATGGGGCATGAGGTCAGTCATGGTCGGCCCCGTCTCCGAGCAGCGCCGGCGGGATCGGCCCACCGGTCGCTGCGGCGATTCGGCCACCGGATCCGAGGTGCGGGGCCACGGCGGCAAGGGTGAGCTCGCGTACGAGCGTTGTCGGGCGGAGTCCCGCCCGAGCTGCGGCCGCGACCACGGCGGCCCACTGCTCGGCCGAGAATCGGATCGCGTGCGGGGTCACGTCGCCACCGCCGCCCGGCGCGCGTCGGCGTAGCACGGGTGATCGGAGTCGAGGATCAGGCAACCGCCCCACTCGTCGAAGTCGCCGGAGGCATCCTCGAGTAGGGCGACCACGAACAGATCGCCGTCGTCGCGCAGTACCACGCCGGGGGTACCGGGGCCGATGTAGAACGGGAAGAGCCCGTCGACTCCATCGGGGAACGTGACGGGCTGGCCTCGCGTGAATGCGTACGGGTTCACTGGATCACCTGTAGGCTGGGGTGGTGTTTGCGGTTCTGGCCGTGGGCGGCGAAAAGGATCGTCGTCCGGCCGTCGTCGGCTCGGAAGCATGCCCGGCAGTCGACGCACGGAGTCCCGCGTGTTTGCTCGGGACAGGGAAGGATCGTCCGGCCGTCGTGGGTGCGGACGGCGCGGTCGATTCCGTGCGACGGGACCACGACCGCCGTCCACCGGTAGCCTTGGGCCGCGGCCGCGTCGACGTCGGCGGCGTCGTCGAGACTCGCGAGCACGGAGATCGGCCCCCATGCGGACCGGGGAACGTCGTGCCATGCGTGCGTATAGGTCCACGCTGGTCCGCCGCCTCGGGCGATCCAGTCGGCGGCCGCGTCGGCCAGGAGCTCGGCCGCCTCGGGGGTCCGGCAGTCGCCCGCGACGTGGATCCGCAACGGCAGGCGCCGGCCGGACGGGTCACGGGGGACCGGTCCGCCACCGAAGGCCGCGCGGATGGCGGCCGCCTCGACTCGGGCGACGTCGAGATCGGAGAGTCCGGCCGCGGCCGCATCCAGGCGCTTGACGGTGTGGGCGGAAGGGTAGCCTTGGGCGTAGCAGGCGCCCGACCGGAGTGAAGCGCATGACGGGGGGCACGTGGCGCCGATTGACGCCCATGTCACGGCCACGGCTCCGGTCTTTTTGTTATCGGAGCGCTCGACGAGGATCGCCGGGGCGGGGGCGTTCATCGGTCCCCCGCAAGGTCGGGATCGGCGTCAAGCTGGATCTGGATTCGGAAGAGCATGAGGAAACCTCGGGGTGTGTGGGGTGATAGGCCACCCATGCGACGCCGGACCGGGGTCCGGCGCCGGAGCGCGGTCTATTGGCCGGACAGGAATCGGCACGAACAGTGGAGGCAGGCGCAGTGATCGGGATGGACCTCGGCGAGGCGCACGCGCGGGCGTGCGGCATTCCACTCGGCCGCGGTGAGGTTGACGGCTGCGATGCCGGCGGGGGTAAGAACGAGATCGGCGCCGTCGATCTCGAGGAGCCCGGCGGCGATGCATCGGCGAACGTGCGGCGCGTCCACGCGCGCGATGCGGCGCGAGAAGCGCTCGCGGCCGGCCGCGATGCTGGCCAGCGCGTACAGGTTCGTATGTGTGGGGGTGCCCTTGGGGCGCGTCATGACTCACCCCCCGTGAGGCGCTCAAAGTCGGCGAAAGCGCGCTGTAGCGCGATGGCGGTTGACTCCTCACGGCAGGCCCGCTCGACCTCGCGCACGTAGCGGATCCAGCGCTCGCGGTACCGTTCGTCCGTCGGGGGCTGGCCAGGGACCTCGACGCCGTCGGACCAGCGGGCCGGCGGAACCATGCCCAGTGCGAAAGCGCAGCCCTCCGCCCACGCCTGTGCCCGATGCTCGGCTGGGATGCCGCGGGTGGCGTGGACGGCGAGACCGACACCCGTGGACAGCAGGGCGCACACCACGGAGCGCCACCACGGGCGTCCGCCGTCGTCTCGACGCGGGGCCGTCACTTGGGCCCCCGGCGCCGGACGGCGGCGTCAACCACGAACAAGGCGGCTGGGTCCCAGCAACCCCGCATCTCGGCCGCGTGGTCGGCCGCGTCGCGCGCCGTCTCGTGGATCCAGACCACGGGAAGGGCCGGGGTGCCGTAGTCCGTGCGGATGAGCACGACGGCGGGGAGGGAGTCGAAGGGGGACGTGGGACCGACCAGGGCAGCAGGCCCGGTCGCGACCGGCGGGGGGTCTTCGGCCGATGCGTGGTTCCGCAGCGCCCCGACAAGCGCGCGCTGGTCGGTGGTCAACGCGCGCGGGTTCGTCCGTCCGCTCTCCGCAAGGAGGCGGAGGAGCGTGCGGGCCTGACTGGGGGTGAGCTTCATCGTAGGCAACCTTTCCCGGGACCTAGGACGTCCCGTAGTACGGCAGTAGCACGCCACTCGAGGGGGTGCACGGGGAAACGCGCTTTCCGGCCGCCCGTCCTGTCGATTCCAGTCTTTCCAGGTTTGGACAGAAGTGGCGCAGCTCTCCGGCCTGCTGTGCCAGGGAGCTCGGGTTTGACGCTTAAACCCCTCCGGCGGCGGCGGCGGGCGGAAGTGTCACCCGCGGGGGGGTCGCAGACCTCGTCGCAGACCTCGTCCGACGCGTCCGCAGACCTCGTCGGAGACCTCGTCGGAGACCTCGTCGGAGACCTC